GTAAATGCTTCTAGCAATCCTGTTCCAATAGTTTCCTTTAGTTCTTCGGCAGCAGCTTTAGACATCCTAGCTTTGGATTCAAACAATCCTTCACGCATGGATTTATCCATATCTCCGATGGCATCAGCTGACTGATTCGTGATGGCTGTCAAGTTAACCATCATCTTTTCATTCTGCTTCAACGATTCGTATGTGCCTGCATATCCTAACTGTTGCATAGCAAGAGCTCTTGTGTTATCGTCTAGGACTGCGCCTAAAACTCTAGCTGCCTCAGTCTGACCCATGACTGCTTTCGTCATGTTTTGTACTGCTGAATCCTCATCTAGGTTAGCAAAAGATGCAATGTCCATAGCAAGGGATGTCATGTCTTGTGACATTTCCATAGCCCATTGTCTACCTGCTTCTTCACTTTCAAAGTATGAGGAACTAAGGCCGTACAACATATTCTGTTCATCAGCAAGATAGGTCTTAATCTGATTCTTGCTTCTGCCCCATGCATTTGCCATGTTATCAGCCCAATTATCGGCTGTTTCTGTTAATTCTCCAAATACAGCTTCAAATTTCTGATTGGTTTGCTGAACTTGTGAGGCTAACTGAACACATTCATTCGCAAAATTCTTAATTGCGTTTATAGAAAAAGCGGCAGCCATAAGGCCGCCTAGTTTTTTTACAACAGAGGATAGGGATGTCATCTCATTCGAGACTTCTTTTGTATTACTCTTTGTCTTTTTGAGTTTGTCATCTGCATTGTCAAGCTCTTTGGTATCTACATCAAAGCCAAGAGCTATTGCAACCTCTTTAACTGTCAATATCTATCCTCCTTTCCAATTTCTCTCATTCTTCCATTCTCAACGTCCATCTGCATTTGATAGAGTGCGTACAGCTTAAGCATTTCGTTCAATGTATAGCAATTTTTCAGCTCATACATTGAACAAATGCCTGCTTTTATCAACACAAAACATCTAAGCTCCAATTCAGTGAACTGTGATGAATCGAAATCTCCATAGTCTACATAACTATTCTTGCTTTCCTCATCATTTCTGTAGCACTTTTCATTCCAGATTGGCCGTTGAGCTTCGAGAAAAAACCGCCAAAATTAATCTTGATTACATGAGCAACCAAGATAAACATATCCTGAATCTCAGCACAGAAAATCTCATTTACTAAGTCTTCATTCAATCTTTGAGGGTTTTCTTCTCCTGTTTCTTCATCAACAAGCTTTACTACAATATGTCCACCAAGGAGCATTTTTCTAGTAAGTTTTTCTACTTTATCACCATCTAGTGACTGAACATTCTGAATTGCCCCAGCAACCTGAGTTATCTCAATATCACCAATGCTTCCATTGTCAGCTAATGGTAATACTGCACCCAAAATAGGAGCTAGCACGGATGCTAACTCCCCTGTCATGTTTGCAGCTTTGAATGCTGGGAACGGTGTGATATAAAACTTATTTCCGCCAACTTCTACCTCAACCGGTTCTAACTGTTTTAAGTCCATGTATTTTTCCTCCTACATACTATTTGAACTGTCCGTCTATTGCGACAATCTCCCATTCTCTGTTTGTCTGCTGTTTACCTCTGCCCCATGTAGCTTCTTTTGAAACCCATGCATTGCTTGCAGTAAAAACATCACCGCCAAGGATATCTTTGATTGTGAGTGGGAATATTCCGCTTCCATTTGCTCTATCAGCAGCTACAAGGTCCTTGAACCTTGTATTTGATGCTGATGTCTGCAGCAAAGATATCTTAATGGTATATACAGCATTTGGGTCGATTGAACGAACTGTTTCTCCATCTGCTCCAATGACGTATGATGTACCATCTCCGCCTGGCTCGATAGAAATCATTGAATCATCTGCAAATCCTGTCACAATGTGTGAGCCTGCGGCACATGTCACCTGCTTAGGATTATATGTTGCAACTTTACCCATTTATCATGTCCTCCTTCTTAGAATGATAGATAGCCTGTAATTTCTACAAGGTGGATAGCACCTGCGAGCTTAGCAGACCATTTTACTCCTGAAAGCTTACGAGATTTTCTCTCAGCCTCTGACAGATCACTTGCTTTTGGTACTGTGACAGAATATGCTCTAACGAGATTTCCATCATCGTCAGTTTCATCAGGTGCGATACCACCTGCAACCTGACCTTCTGCAAGGCAACTCTCGATTGCTCCCTGAACTAATCCAATACCTGCATCAGTATATGGAACCTTAGAATTCAGTCTAAAGAGATTGAATACCTCAGTCTGAATCTTCTTCTTTAGCCAATCTCTGAATCTGATTACATCAGCCCACTCACCACCGATAACCTTTCCACCGATAGTCACATCTGTGCCTGCATACTGTAGATATGTGAATACATTCTTTTCTGCAAGTGCTGTTTTCTGAGCTTCTGTAAGCTGAGCGGCTGTATAACCATATAACTGCTGATACATCCATGTCTCTGAGCCTGAAGTGTAGCCAAAGCATTTTGACAAATGGGCTAAGCCCTGTCCTGCATCAACTACAAACTCAGCAATTGTTCTCTCAGGTGCTCCTGCGAAAACTGTGTATGTAAGTGCATCAACTGATTTAATCTCAAACAAAAACAATTTCTCATTGAGTTCAGCCAAATCGGAAATTGCCTTAATCTGAGTAGTAGGTGCTTCTAATGCATCAAGTGCTGGCTGAGCATATACTGCATAAAAATCAACCTGTGTTGCAGCTCTCTGAATAGCTTCAAGAACTGTTTCCTCGCCTGTCAATGCAACTACATAGAATTCTGTAACGCATGGTGTCTGTTTCATTGCGAGGTCAATTGATGTGTAGGTCTGTGATGTGTTAGCAAAACCTGCTGACAATAAGTCTTTGGACTTTGTGATTGTCAGTACATCTGTGACTCCTGTTGTCTTAGGAGCTACAACTAAGATTTTCTCATTCACTCCTGTTGAGTCAGGCAATGGATTCGAAATAGCAATGTCGCATTGAATCAATGCATCTAAGTTGTTATCAATCATCTTTTTCCTCCTCTATTTCAGCTTCTTCTATTACATAATCACCCGTCCTCATGACAGTTTCTATGCCACCGCCTGATACATTAGGCAAGACAGGTGCATTTTGTAATCCATAGGAACCACCAACATTCTGAATATAGCTGACTTTTATATCAGCCATGCTTCTGTACCTGAACTCAGAGCTGTTCTCTAAAGAACTTAGGTCTTGAATGTCTCCGTCTAGTTCCATCGTTATTTCCTTATTCTGTTGAATCAATAAACCTTCATCAGAATCTAGATATATAAAAAAATCCGCCAAATCTGAGATGGCGGTATTACTATAATTTACTGTTGTTCCTTGACCTTTCTTCATCTTTTTCCCTTTTGTAAAAAGGTTCATTTCAAAAGTGGCCGAACAACTATACAATTTGTTTCCCTCATCATCTACTTGAACATGAACAGTCCTGCGAGGGTTTCTGACTTTCAAAGTGACATATGGTGGTGTCGGCATGGTAGCCGTTTGCTCAGCCCATACAACCGATGCTCCCGAGAAGAATCCTTCGACTACTTCCCAAACAATGTCTTTAACATCTTCAAGATTCATCTTCTTCCTCCTCTTCTTCATCCTCTTCTTCATCCAGGCATTCAACAAACGTGGCCGTGTAGTGTCTAAGCGGTGTGTTATCACTCAACCTACTAGAAGTGCATTCAAACCATTTATCCTGAAAGTGAATTCTGTCACCCTTTTGTTGTTTATTGCTGTTTTCAACAATCAACTTTTCATCACAGAATACTTTCAATCGTTGGACTGACCGTGTACCCTCGGATGTGGTGATAGTTACATCCTCCATGGTCTGTATATCCGCAAGGACCGTTTTTTCTGTGTAAGGGGTAGAAATATAGCCTCGTTCAAATTGAGGCTCAGAATACCGCCTTATGAGCTGTGGACGTTTTAGAAACCTCATGGCTATTCTCCTTTGCTTCTTACTTGATACTGAACAGACTGTCGCATGGTTCCTGAATCAATCAGAGGCTTGCTAGAACCTTTCTTCTTGATAGTCGATGGAGCGTTTGCTTGAAAACTGCCCTCCCTGATTTCGTTCTGCACTAAATCCTTCTGAAATATTCCTATATCTTTTAGTATCTGTTCAGCCGAAGCACCATTCATCAGCTGTCCTTTCTTCTGAATCATAAATGCCTCTATCTCATCCCTGTGATTATCTACAGAATCACGCATAAATGGTCTTGATGGGCTTCTTGATGTACCAAATTCATTCCACATTGCTACATCTACAACATCTGTTCCATCAGGATAAACTGAAGCACCAGCCTGATATCCTACAGCAACCTCCATCTGATTCAATCTTTCTAGTTCCCTCTTCAGTTTCTGTCCTTCATTGGTCCATTTGCTAGTGACCTTAATTGACACACTGTGCCTCCCCTGCGGAGACAATAGGAATGATTACAAGCCTTTTCAATGACAGAAACTCTAATCCATAAGGTGTCAGAGCGTATTCTGCATCTACTTGAAGGTTT